CTATTGCGGCGTCGTGAACTCCGGCTGACTCTTGAAGTAGCTCTCGACCCTCTGCGAGAAGCTCGACACTTTCTCTGAGTAGGCCTTCGCACGCTGAGACTGCGGCGCGCTCAGCACCGCAGGCAGAGGCGCTGGCTCTTCGCTCACGTACCTCGGCTGCGCGGCGCACCCGCTCAGCATCAGCGCGAGCGTCAGCAAGCTCACCGCGTAGGCCGGCAAGAGCGTCCATTGACGCAACCAATTTCGCATACTGCTTCCTCCCCAAATCCGCGCGCGCGACTGCTTCGGCCTCGCGCAAGTCTGCCGCGTCCTTTTCGTAGAGCGCCGCCGCGTACTGGTAGCCGCCGATGAACGCTGCGACGATGGCGGCAGCTACCCCGGCTAGCCTCCAGTTCAAAGTCCGGCCTCCTTAGCCGCTGCCTCCCACACGTCATCCCCGATACCTTCGGCCTCAGGACCACACTCGTGCCGCGCGATAGCCCGCGCGAGATCGAGGTAGATGAGAGGATCAACGTCCACGGGTAGGCGCTCGTCAGCGTCCCGGCGGCAGGCGGCCGCAACCGACAGGACATAGCTCGTCGTGTCGTTCTCGGAGGGGGGAGCCCAGCGCTCGACGACCTTTCTAATCGTCGTGCACCCGCGCTTCTCTACATAGGTTCGCAGGAGCTTCAGGAGCGCGCGGCACCCGTAGGTCATCGATGTGAACTGACAGAAATCGGGGTCAGTTTGCTTCATGCGAAGCCCTAGCCATGATTCTCCCAGGCGGATATTCCCGGGGTTCATGTTTCGAATGCCGCGTACCGTCATTTAGACCTCACTTGCCATGTAGCCGATCGTCGTCGGACTTGTCGCGCAAGCCCACGTCGTCGAGCTTTTGATCGACCAAGTGCTCGAGCCGACTGTCGAGCGACGAGAACAAACTGCGCAGAGCGGGCGGCAGAGCGCCACCGTACCCCATGCGCTCGATGTTCTTCACTACTGAGGCGAACTCCCCGCAGGCATAGGCGCACAACGTGATCGACTGGAAGACCGGCATGTCATGCAGGATGTACCAGAAACTCACGTCCAGCCCATGCGCCAGGATGATGATCGCGAAAGACAGCGCCTTTTTCGTCATCCCGTACCAGAGCTTGCCCGGTGTAATGCTCCCGGATTCTTTCCAACCCGCCCAGATCCCCGTGATGAAGTCGGCAATCACGAAGATGAAGAACCACCAAACGAGCGGCGCGACGCTTTGGAGAGTTGCCCCCCAAATAACGCCCAGCCACGCGCCGAGCACAGTCATTGCCGCTTCAGCTCCTCTCGGGAGCATGTCGTGCACAGCCTCACCCGATGACGGCGTGCAGGAAATAGCCGGCCACGAGGCCAACCACAAAACCAACGGGGCCCCAGAAGGCGCGAACCGTACGGCGGGTCTTGGTATCGAGCTGAGCCTTTGCCGCCTCGACCTTCGCAACCACGTCGTCCGTGATCTCTCCAACCTTCACGCCAAGCTGCTCAAGGAAAGCCTTCGCTTCTGTCTTCGTCATCTCAATCCCCAGATAAAAGAAAAGGCGCAGCGGTACGCGTGCTTCGACGGAACCTGCTGCGCCAATTCGGGAGGAGAAAACTTGCGGGTGGAAAAACCGTGTACCGACGCGGCCAACTCTTTCGAGTTTCCGCAAGTCTTCTCCGTAAATCGACGAAGAAAGCAACATGCCGCGTAGAACGGCATGTTGTCGGTACATTCAGCGTGTTTCCACGCCCGCCCCTCTCACGAGGTAACCGTCAAATTATATAGGGCTACTTAGCTTCCATGTTCTTGACAACGTGCATCTGCTTCATGGCTTCCCAGATGTCCTTCACGTCGTCAAGCTCAGTGGAAGTGAGGCATCGCCCGGACTCCTCTGCCTGGTGAAAAATGCGATCAAGCTTCTTCATCAGGTGTTCTTCTGTCTGCGCCATCCGGACGTGGCGCAGCTCAACTTCGGTGCTCATGACCGGCCCTCCTATTCATTGGTTGCGTGACGCTGAGCGATCTGAAAGAGGGCGTCGATGTCCGCCCTGTCGGCGTTGTAGCCGGCAACAGGCAGTTTCCCGCCCGCCTTCTCAAGCGCCTGGACGGCAGCCGACCGAGCTTTCTCAAGATCGAGTTTTCCGTTTGCGTCCACGATGCCAAGCACGGTGAGCGTTGGCATCATCGCTGCGACTCGCGTCTGCACCGCGCTTCCCAGATAAGGAAGAGCGAAGCCCAAGCCGAACTGCCCAAGAGGTGTCGTCATCTTTGGGAAGATCACTTCGGCCAGGTACTCTGTCGCGATTTGCGGAAGCGCTTGCGTAGAGACGAACATCACCCGCCCTCCTCAGTCAGTCAGCAGAAGCCGCCGCCGTGCCGGTCGGAGCCGTCCAGCTGTTGTAGCGCGGCATCACTTCCGGGCAGATAGCAGAGGTCGGGATGACCGTCTGCGTGATCTTGCTCATGACAGCCTGCAGACCGGCAATTGCGGCGCTGTTCTGTTCGCAGCAGCACTTGGCCGTCTGAGCCACCGTGTCGATCTTGCCGTTGAGCGCGAGTCCCTGTTCACGAAGCTTGCCTTCAAGGATCTGCTCACGCAGTTCGGCCTTTTCATTGGCGCACTTAAGCTCAGCCTGAAGCGTCGCGATGGACACGCGATTGTTGGCGGCCTCTTCAGCGAGCGGCTTGATGTAGGCATACATCTCGGCGCGCAATTCCTTGTCGTTCGCGACCGTTTGATTGAAAGCCGCAACCATGTTGGCGTTGGCAACCTTCTCCGCTTCGAGCCCCTGGACCTTCGACTGCAGCTCGCTGACGTACTGCAGCTCGGCACCGTAGCCAAGGCCCGCGCCGACGCGTGCAGCGCCCCAGCCGCCGTTGCAGCCGAAGAGTCCGCCCAGCAAACCGTTGCCGCCCCCGTTCAGAAGACCGAGAGCAGTACCGGCAATGCCGAGACCAAGACCGGCGCCAGCGACGCCCTTGCTTGCAAATTCACCCATGATTTTCTCCTCTCATGTGTGACGCGGGTCGAAGACTATTCCTCGGTTGTCCGCGGGATCGACGCTTGCAATTTCCATCGATCACAGAAGAAGTCTCGACCTGGCAGAACGCATTACGCGCACTGCTCAAATCAAGCGCATCTTCACCGCAAAGCATCGCTCTCAAAACCGAGGCTTTATGGCAAAGCGCCCCACCGATCCGCAGACCAATGGGGCGCCTTTCTCCTCCCGAGAGAATTCCTCACTCAGCGTTTGAGAAAAGAAGCTGACAGGAACACCACGTAACTACGAAGACCGATATAACGAGGATCGCAATATCAAAACTCGACCCTTCCCATTTGTCTAAAAGGAACAGAAGTAAGCCGCCGTGGATTGCGATCATTAGAACGTTGGTGAGTCTCCACATCTAAGATTCCTCTCCACGCCCGAGTCTCGGGTAATAGCGAGCGAATACGTCATCTGCGGACTGTGGCAGGTCGCCGGAAATCTCTCCCTCGATCCGCAAACCGTAACGGTTCAAGGCGCGCTGCAGCGTGTCAAGCATTACGCTGGTAGCGCAGCAGTCGTCGTCATACCCAACGAGCAATTTCGTCGCGCCATTTTCTGAATAAAGCGATAAGAGGCTTCCTTCCTCGGTGCGTTCAAGGTTGTCCATGGTTCAGCTCCCCTCCGTCAAACCGTAATCCCGCTCGCCGTCAGCGCCGTCTGGATCCGGTCAAGCTCACGACGCAACCGTGCACATTCAAGCGTCAGCAGCTCCTCGTAGCGAATCCCGTAGCGGTCACCAGCAGAGAGAATCTTCTTCTGCTCTGTATGCGTCACCGCCGGCGTCACAACCTCGCCGTCCTCTCCAAGCACTTCCGGCTGATCGACCACCTCGACCGTCTCGTACTCGTCCTTCCATTCGTCATGGCAGAAGAGGCCGTAGCGTGCTGCGTCAAGCCCTTTGGCTTCGAAAGCCTGCTGCACCTCCTGCGCGATCACGCCAACATGGAAGCGTGCAGCGTCTGAGCCTTTCTTTTCCACCGCGTCCGTGAACTGAAAGGTGTGGATAGGGATGTTGCCAACCGCGTCGAGAAGCGCGTCGGAAGCAGAAGCTACCGAAGACTTGCAGCGGGAGTCGGAGGTGTTGATTGCGCCCGTTGCCGCGAAGACTTCCGAAACTCGATTCGAGCCGGTGCCGAGCGAGAGTGTGTTGTCCGACTGAGGCGAGAAGCTTCTAGACGAAATGAACCAGCCGCCGCCTGAACTGACCGCAAGATTCAAACGATCCGCAGTGAAGCCGTATTGAACGGACGCTTTGATCGAAAGTGAACCGTCATAAAAGTTAATCGACGGAAAACCGGTGCCGTCTGTAGAGACCATTCCGAAGATCGGACCGCCAGCGTATTCGAGCCCCAAGAGTGCCGCCGCAGGATAGCCATCAACGCTGACGGTTGAACCACTCTGCGAAATGCGAACCTTGTTGTACAGCGAGCCAACCTTCGGATAAGTCGAATTATTCAAATAGCCCGTTGTACTGCCAACAACGATGTCATACCCGAACAGAATGTTGTTGTTCCCGTCAAAAACCTCATCGCCGTAATAGCTACTGGTTCGGCCGGACTGAATCGTGTAGAGCCTCGCGTTTTCAACCATGTTGTTGAAGAACTTATGCCCCGTCGAATCCGAGGAGACATAGAAGCATGTCGGAACCGTCCCATCGTCTGCCGTCACGCCGCGAAGATAGTTCCCGTATACGCAGAGGCCATGCCGCCACTGTCTGCACTGGACGGCATACGCCTCGAATTCGATCTGATTATTCGTTACGACAGACGCAACCTTGTCGACATTCCCTTGCGGGCCATGCGTCAGAGCGAAACCTACCTTGACGTTTTTGATGACGTTTTGCGTATAGATGTTTCTGTGTGTTTCAAGCATACCGACACCGGCCGAGTACGCGTGGTCCTCGATGCCGATGTAATAGCCGCTGATCCTGTTGCCGGACACAATTGAATCAATCGCCGAGGATTGAAGGACAATCGCTCTCTCATCCTCCTCTTCGCTCGGCTTCGACTTTGTGAACTCGTTTCCGGTGATCCGCGCCGCACGACTGCGGATTGTTAAACCCGTTCTGCAGTTGACGAAAGTGTTATTCGAAAACTCGTTCGCATAGACGCCCGGATGCGACGTTGACGGAACCGCTGTCGCATCAACGACGAACGAGTTGCGCATGGCGCAAAACATCGAGCACCAATAGTTCTCGTAAAACGTGAAGTCCGTTCCGTTCGCCACGTTTCCGTAGTGGCAGTCATCCACAACAACGTACCAGCAGCTCGATACGCCGACTGCCGTCCATCGCCAGAAGTTCTCGTCGCCCGTTTCGATCTGCTGCGTCTTATCGCCGAACACAGAAACGCCGTTGATTCGCACGCCGTAGCAGGCAAATAGGGAAATGCCTGACACGCCATCCAAACTCGTTCCGGTATTGACTACGACGTTATCGACGACGAAATTCTTTGCGTACTGCGCCGAAATTGCGGAGCCGGAACCGCCGTGGTCGATAACAAAGTTTCGGATCGTGACGTTCTCCGAGAAGTTCAGTTTTGCGAGCGTCGCAGCGGTACGACCGCTCCCGGTATCCTGCACCGCATCCGTTCGATAGCCGGGAAAAATAAGCCCGTTCGATAGCGAAACAGTCGTTGTACTCGGCACTGCCTGGATTGAAACCGGCTCAGCGAAATAGCACTTGAGCCCCTGGTGATAGCCAAGCCGCCAATCGCCTGCCGCCTCAGACAGCGAGTCGCGCTGACTCCACAGAAGCGCCATATCGCCCGCCACTAGACCATGCGCAGAAGCGGTCGTAATCGTGGTGTCGCCGCTTGTGGCGTTTGAACCAAGCGCAACCTGAGTCCCCAAGCCCTGGCCCTCTACCATGAAGGCTCCGTTACTCGACGAGCAAAGAATGCGACTGCCGAAGCCGTTCACAGAACAATTGCCCGGAAGAGCAATCCGCTCAGTCACCTTGTACGAGCCGTGCGGAAAAACGATCAGAGCAAAACCAAGAGCGCCGGCGTGATCGCATGCGGCTTGAATCGCTTCCGTGTCATCTGTGACGCCATCTCCCTTCGCTCCAAAGTCCTTCACATTGACGACGTCCGCGAATCGGTCCTTGAGCATGCGGGGGACGTCGGTACCCTCAGCGATAACCGGCATGAAGTCCGCCAGCGTGTGCGGGCCCTCGAAGACGTCGATGCGGTCGCCCTTCTTCTTGGCGAAGGCGTAGCCCTGAAGATAATTAATCGTTGACATGAAGTCTCTGCCTCGCTATCGCCACTGCACGTAGCACGACCCGGTGTTGAACTTGACGCCGTTCGGACCAGTCACATTCAGTCGACCTGCCTCGGTCCGCTTAAAAGAAGATGGAATATCTACCCAATTCGTATCAGCCTCTTTCCACCCCGTCGTTGACGTATCGACCTGCGCGGTCACACCGGAAAAAGAAAACACAAGAGTTCCTGTTCCTGCGGTTGTGATATTCGCGTTCACGTGAAGCTTGATTTGTGTTCCACCGTCTTTTGCCGGATTAAACGGATCATCGACCGTTATATACTGTGAATCGCCTGTACAAGTAACGGAAACGGCGTTGAAGACAGGGAAAAATACGTGTGTCCGTTTGCACCCTGTCACGACATTGATCGCACCATCGCCAGTAAAAACTTTGCCCGGAGAATCGGACGAGCGAGAGTTCACCTTGTAGGTACCGATTGCCAACTCTGCACCAGTATCGAGATAGAACGCCGGCTGATTGTCACTGGCCGCGCTATAGGCATCAACGCAAAGGTCACTGATAGAAACACGCCCGCCGCTACCGGCACCGATCCTCATAACGGATCCGCCGCAAATTCCAACATGCAGACGCTCAAACGACATATTTACGTTGTTTGACTGGAAATCAAACAACGGATCATCACCAAGCGATAGGCCCCAATCGTCGTAAGACTGCGCGTATACGGTACCGAAATTGATAGAGGAAAGAAGAGTGCTGCTTTCCACCACAACCGCTTGATTGACAAGATTGAACAGAATGTTGTCAAAACGACCGCAGCGCGCTCCCGTGTCCGCGCCAACGTTGTTCTCCAGACTGCGAAGCTGCATGGCCGTTTTGACCCTATAGAACTCAAGGCCATTCACATAAGTTCCGGATCCATGCCCAAGCATCCACCCGATCGTGTGGCTATGGCGATAGGCTTTGACCGTCGGGTTATCAATCTGCCAAGAGGGAGCAAAATTGACCCTTGTTACCGCTAGGGTGTCTGTAAGGCTGTCATGCCTCAAGCCGACTTCCAAAGCACCAAGTCGGCAGTTGTCAATCGTTACCTGGGTTCCGCCACTTTTCTCCGGGGTGTAGCTGAGCCAAATCCCGTGGCTTCCGTTAACGACTGAAATATCTCTGATCGTATGCCAGCTAGCCTGCGCTTCAATGCAGTACGGATATTGCGTCGGAGCCCAGTTAGCATCAGTCGGAGGCGGCTGATCGTGAATGAATTGAATATTCGAAATACTTGCTCCGTTCTCTTGTAGAACGAAAGCTGAGCCGGATGTTCCTTTTGGGTTGATCGTAGTTCCAGCTTTGGCGTACTCGGCATTGCTTGCGGCAGAGCCGTTATACCCGTTGTGCGAGTCTCCGAAAATGGAGACGCCTCGTTTCACGATGACGGATTGAGAGGTGACGTATGCCGCACCAGTCGCCGGAATAAATACGCGGCATCCCTTTTCAGACGCACAATCGACCGCCGCCTGAATCGCCGCCGTGTCGTCCGTTACCCCGTCTCCCTTCGCGCCAAAGTCTAGAACATTCACGATGTCTGCAAAACGCTCCCCGAGCGTGCGTAGCTCCGTGCTGCCTTCAGCCTTGACATATCGGTTGGAGATGTTCTGCCCGTTGTGGCCTGGATTGCCGTACCCGCCGACGACGAAGAAGCCGTCGTACGGGTAGTCCTCGACGTCTCGGATCGAATCGACGAGGTGAGGAATTTCCCAGGAGTAGACCTCGACGTACTCCTTGATATCCTCGCAGATTTGCGCGTACTTTTCGGCCTCTTCCGCAGAGGTAGCTGCGGACTCTGCCGCCTGAAAGATTTGCAGCAACAGAGCCCGAGGCGTCATCGACGACGTGGCCGGAACGGTTAGAGCGCGTCCCAGGATCTCGCGATTCTGCTGAGCAAGAATAACCGCACGGTCTGCCGAGTCGTTCAGAACCTCCGGATAGAAGCCGCCGCGGTTTGTCAGAACCATCGGCTGCACGTAATGAACTGCAGAAAGAATGGAGAGGTTCTTTTCTGCGGCGAGTGCGGTTGTCAGTCGGATAGTTCCGCCCGGTGAAGTGTCCTGATTGTCATTCAGGGTGACGGAATAAGACGAAGGATCAACAACAACGTCCGTCAGGCCGTCTTCGCTCGAAGTGACAACAGATACCTGTGAGGCTTCAAATACCTTGAAGCCGAAAGAAAATTCGGTCTGCGCGCCGTCTCCCGTGTATGGACCCGCGCGCCTTAGCTCTGTAGAAATTGCCATCGGGCGTCCCCTTGCGTTTTGCAAGAGTGTCGCGCCGATGGCTTCAGGTTTATGGACGGTTATTGGTCAGGAGCCTTCCCGGTGTACAGGCCCGCCGCAATGTCGGCCGCACTGTCCGCATCAATCTGACCAGAGGCCAAGCCCGCGGCATAACCGAGCGGCTTCTTGAGCGGACCGGTCGGAACACCCGTGAGCAGTGTCGTGAGGTCGAGGAAGTTGCGAGTAGCAGAGCGCACATTGACCTCTTCGCCGTTGAGCGCTCTGGCCGCATCGAGGAACATACTGCCCGAGGAGCCAATCAGCTGAAGCGCCGGCGTCGAGAGCATCTTCCCGACGTAGGGGTCACTGCCGTAGACGAACTGCGCAGCGGTGCTGAGCGCCCCCGTCTTTTCGTCCTGCGCGGCGGTAGCGCCGCCAATGTTGAGGATGCTGCCTGCCACCGGGATCATGCTGATGAAGTTCTTGAGGAGCGGCCCCAGGAGGAGCGAGAGCAAGTCCCAAGCGTCAATATCGTCATCGTCGTCGACGTCGAGGCCTTCGCCCGTGAGTGCTCGTGCAATGAGCTCAGAGAGAACAGCCGGGATCCATGCGATGAGCGCCGCGTCGAGCGCGAAGCGTCCGTACTGCTTTGTGGCCTTGGCCGCCGCCCACTTGTCGCCCAAGAGGTTGTACTGCATGCCGAAGTAGTTGTAGAAGACAAGGACGAAACGCATGAGCGGGCCGCTCGCCTCAATCCCCGCAATGTTCTCCGGCGCAAAGTCTGACTGCGTGCGGCGAACGACAGAATCGGCATAAGCCTCCGGATTCGCCGTGCCGATGGCTTCGCCATGGTTGCGCGCCGCCGTCCAGATCACCGTGTCCATGTTGTTCTGCACGATGCGTTGGAGGACGTAGGCATGACGCGCGGCCCACTGACGTACCGGTTCAAGCTTGCGGTCGACCGCAAGCGTTTTCCCAATGACGCCTTTGGCCTTGGCTACACCCTCCACATCCATTGTCGCAATCATCTCAATTTCGGATTGATATTCGATTGCGCGATCTTCAAGGCGCGCCTTCATGAAGGGCGATGCTTCGCACATATCCTGAACAAGCTTCTTCGAGCCCTTGAAATAGAGCGAGAGCGCGTGCGCAAGCTCCTTCGCGGGCACCTCGGCCGCCGCCACGGAGAACCCCGTGATCTGCTGAAGGGTGTTGTTGAAGTTGAGCGCCATGACGTTCATGCCGGCCAGACCGCGCAGGGAGTTGAGCTTACTTCCAACCCAGGAGTCTGAAGGCTCGCTCACGCGCTGTTGATAGGTACGGTCAAGCCATGGGCGCAGAAGGGCCATGTCCACGCCTTTATCGACCTTATCGACAGCGGAAGCAAAGCGCTTGTCGTTGAGGATCTTCGATACCTGAATGGCCGTCGGCCCCATGTAGGCGAACTTGAGGGACTGAGAAAGATGTGCGCAAAGGCGCGACAGGTCGAAGTCGAGGGGATTGTGAACGTCCACGCGGCTCATCGTGAAGCCGGGCTTTCTCACGGGCATGGCCGAAGCAAAGCTCGAAGCGTTCAGCATGAAATCCTGCTCTTCGTAGCGCGTCTGCTCGGCCAGCAAGGCGCGGTCTGCCTTTGCGGGAACGTAACCACCGCGATAGATGCCCCACGGTGTAATTATGGATTCTGCCGGAACCTCTTCGAAGTAATAGCCGTACATGCGGTTGTAGGCATTCTGGGAGAGAGGCTTCAGCTCCTCGAGGAGATCCCAGACCGCCTGCACAAAGTCCATGTCCTCCTTCGTGATGATGCCCTCGGAATAGCAGCGGGCAATGAAGCTGTCGAAGCGCGAGGTATCGATGCCGATAACGTTGCCGTTCTCATCGAGGAGCTGATCCGCCCAGCGGTTGTCGTTGCCGCGCCCGCCGAGAAGGAGCTTCTCTTTGTTGGAGGCGTTGCCCGTGTGAAGGAGCATGCCGATGAGCTCGGCCTTCGAGGAGAAGGTGTATCTGAGTTCCGGAGCATCGATCGCGCCGAACTTCTGCCAGCCCTCAACCATGGGGCGAATCAGGTCCGTGAGCTTCTTCTGATACTCAATGTTCGCGTTGCGGTAGCGCGCGGCCGCCTCTGCCATGGGGCGGTAGATGTAGGACTGGAAGGGCCCATCGGCATCGCCACTGTCCATGCGAACGCACCAATTCTCCACGCGCAGGAGCTTGAGCTTCTCGGTGCGAAGTTTCGCGAAGAAGGACTCTTCCTGAGTTTGGCGCTTGAAGGTGCCCTCAGGAACCTTCCCGCTGTCGTGCGCGGCCGCCGCATCAACGAGCTCGCCCACAACCTCATCAAGGTTTGCCTTGCGTTCACCAAGGTCGAGCTTTCTCTCGTCGCCCGCCTGCTTCCAGAGCATGCGCACGGCGTCCATCGCGTCTCTGGCGTCGATCAGCGTCATATCCTGAAAGGACGCGTCCGGACGATAGGCGAAGCGCATCAGAATATCGGAGAAGGTGTTGTACTTCTCAGGATCGTAGCTCGCTAACTTCTTCACAAACTCCTGCGCCTTGGACGGATCGAGATCGGCAGCGCGCCCCTTGCCAAGGCCCACGTTCGTCAGGACATATCGAGCCACGGCGATGTAGCCGGTGTCTCTTGACTTGGCAAGCTCCTTGTCTGATTTGAAGATCTTCGAGCGCAAATCACGCATGCCCCGCAGCTCGCTGTCGATGTCGAGCGCCAAGGACACCGCCTCATGCCAGACGAGCTGTTCGCGCTTTGCCATTGACGCCCCCAGGCGATCACCGGCCTTGAGAGCATCGAAAGCCTTTCTGGAGGCCCGGCCTTCCCATCCGAGAATCTGCTTTACGGACAGGTCGCGAATCTTCATCTGGGAAAGCCGATCCTCTGCCGCCTTCCTAGCGGCCGCAACGAGCACGCGGGACGGAATGGCCTGACCCTGCATCAGATACCGAAGCTCAGTCGCAACCATGCGGGAGCGCGCCTCATTGTGAAGTGCTTGCGTGAGAAGCTTCGCCTGACCTTCAGGCGTGACGAGATCGGAGTGCTCTGCGAGCATCCTGCGATCGACTTCCTTATCAATGCCATCGCGCGCATCAAGGCCATCAAGCATCGCGTCGATCATCTGCTTATCGGTGTTGAACCGCGCGAAGGGCTTCAGCGTTTCTCTGGCGTAGGAAAGCGGGACGGCGTTTCGCTTCTGGAAGACGCCTCGAGCCTTGAGCTTGGCAATGTTCTTTTCGCTGTAGCCGAGCGCCTTCACGTCCTCTTCGCGCAGGCGAAGATTGATCGTCACCTTTGAGCGACTTCCGGCTGAGATGATGTCGAGCGCCACTACGCCGGGGATCGAGTTCACGTCGGTTTCGACTTCCGCTCGGATCTTCTTGCGGGCTTCAGCGCCTTTCTTCTGAATCTCCTTCAGCGCACGGCTTCTGGCTCCGGTCAGCCATTTCTCGTCCTTGGCCTGAGCGGCTGTGATTCGCTCGGTTCCCTCATTGAAAGCATCGTCACGGTCGCGCTGCAGTTCGCGCCATTGCTCATCGCTCATGTCTTTGGGCTTCTGCTCAAAGAGCGGCTTGAGCGAATTGGCGTCTTCCGCCAATGAGAGCGCCTGCTGAGAGGCGAGCATGCGATCGAGTGCGCGGCGAACCTCCGGCGGAATGTCTGGAAGATCCTCGCCGATCTGAGCTTTGTAGTTCGCGCGAATGCGCTCAGCGGCCATGCCCTGCGTACCCTCTCGGATCGACTCGTAGACCGCGCGGATCATCGCGCCGAATCTCTGGAAGAATCGCTTCAGGGTGGGGACGGGCGCTTTGCCTGTCGCCAGATAGAGTTCAGTCCAGTGCGCAAACTGTTCATGCGCCTTTCTGCGGGCTTCTACCGAAGCGGCCTGCCAGGCATCTACAGAGTCAAAGCCGAACTCCTTGAGGAGCGCTTGCGTATCTTCAGTGATAGTCGCATCAACCCCCTCGACCTTTGAGAGGTCGAAGAGCGTCTCCAGGTACCAATGCCCCAGTTCGTGTGCAACTGTAGAGAGGTCAGAGTTCCGGTTGAGCGTGATGGTGTTCGACGACGGGGAGAACCCGCCGCGAATCTCTTCCTGTGACTGCTGGAAGACCTCGAGGATCTTTATCGCGCGATCGTCAAAGACGACGGCCGCATACTCTCCGTTGTAGAGCTTGAAGGTGAGCCCTGGAATGCCGTAAGCGTTCAGGAGCTTTGAGGTCTCCTTCAGCAGATCGTTCCATTCGATCTCTGGCCGCGCATCCTTGAGCGCGCGCTTGATGTTCGAATAGATCTCCCAGCCGTCCCATCTGCGATAGGCCTGCGGCTCAATGCTGGGGAATTGCTCCTGCATCAGGCGCTCGAGATTGGCCTTTACGGCCTTCGGCTGCCTGAAGAACTTCCGTCCCTCGTCAAGGAGCACGTCGTAGCCGGGGATGTCGGCCTCATAGAGATGACCTTCATTGGCTTCTGTCGAGAGCATCTCGCGATACTCATCAGCAGACTTCCGATCCATCGCAAAGTAGATGCCCCAGCCGTGCGCCATATCGCCCGTACCCGAACCGATCTTCGACATGTCGAAATGGTCGAATGTCGCTGCGCTCCCGTGGTACGCGGTCTGTAGAAGGGTGTTGGCGTCCCCGCCGGTTACTTGCCCTCGGGCTCCTTCTGCTGCTGAGACTTGGTGGATCTCTTCGGAACTGTTGGCCTGAACTTCCCCTGAATATTGATATAAATCAGTCCTTTCCTGTTTCGCCCTTGCCAGATCCTGCTCAGTCAGTACACTTGAACCATCAGCATTGGAGAACAACTCCTCTGCCGCAGGTAAAGCGCTGGAATCGAAAAGGGAATTGACCCCGGATGTCGGAAACCAGCGCTTTATTTTTTCTCGGTTCACGTAAACAACTTCGTTGTTACTGCCTCGCAAACTGAACCACAAGGGACGGTCCTGACCGTACGCAGTCTTCAGAAGATTGATTGTCCCTTTACCGCCCGTTGCTTCAAACTGCACCGGCGCAAGCACTGTATGCCCTGCGGCATCCAACACCTCAAGCATAAAGACGTAGGATCCGGCACGCCGATTATCACTAAATACCGCAATCGGATCCGTCAGCGCCTGAGGAATCTGTTTTAAAACCTCCTTGGTCATCTCGGGATGGGCGTTGTGCCGAGGGCTTGAACGGCGCGCGGTCTGGAATATTCCGTCAAAAACGTGAGGATGCACTCGCAGCTCACGGAAGTTTGCGCCCACAAGGTTCATAGCCAACGGCGTCTGCTTCAGCATCAAGACCGGCTGTGTCGGCTTCTGCGTCAACCCGTCCAAAAGGCTACCCCACTGTTCAGACTCAGACCGTAATTTCTGATCAGCGTTTACAGCCTCAACGGCAGGCGACCGACCACGGTCGATTTGCTGAATTGATCCAGGCTCTCCCAAGGTCATCGTTTGACCGTCGGCAGTGGTGAGATTGATCTTCGGCGCGCGGGTTTCAAGCGTGCGGAAGGGAAGCCCCGTGCGCTGGGCAAGGTTCGCAAGCACAAGGCCCTCGTACTGCGCGGCCATCGAGGCCTGCTCAGAAGTCCACCCGGCATCAATGTAGCCCGTCTTGCGGCGCTCCTGGAAGTCCCTGCGGTCCTCATTGTTCTGTTTAGTCTCGGCCTTCGCGATTTCGCGTTCTGCGGCCTTCGGGTCCGTAGAGAGACGAACCAGGAACTCTCGAGTCAGATCGTTTGCTCTCTTGGTCTCCGCAAAGGAGAGATCATCCGCGTTGCGGCGGATGTGTTCGGTGAGCCGTTCGCCCAACGGCGTGCCGGCGATCTGCGTGGCATAGTCGGCCACCGGAATAACAACATCTCGGCTCTGACCATCAACGCGCTTCAGTTGATCGGCAATTGCCGGGAGAGTCTGCTGAAGCTGTTCTTCCGTCATGCCCGCGGCCGTGGCTACCTGCTTGAAGGTGTCGGCATCAACGTAGATGTTATTGAGTCCACTCTTGTCGGCCTGCGCCTCGACAAACTGATGGACGGCAGAAGGCGATTCCTGCATGGCCTGAACCTGAGGCATGGCCTCATTGAGACGTTCTGCCCACGCCTTCGTTGCCTGCGCGTTCCCCTGCTGAACGCTCACTCTGGTGGCGGCAGTAAGCGTACTTATCCCGGCAGGCCCCGCGCCGAGAAGCGCCGCGCCCTTCAGCGTATTGACGGCAGTATCGGCCAGACGGTCTGCCAATGCGTTGAGTTCGAGCGGATCGGCCTTAGAGTTCGCCAGAATGCGACCTGCTTCTTCGCCATAGGCCGAAACGGCTTCCTGCATGACTTCGGTCAGCACTTCGCCGGCCACGCCCGCACCGTAAGCCTGAAGGCCCTTCAGGACAGTTTTCCGTACAGAGGGTTCGGCAAGCGCGGCGACGGTCTTTGCGGTGGCCGCATTCGTAATAGCCTTCATCACGGGTGCGGCGGCCTTTGCTCCGGCCGCGGTCAGCCCTACCTCGATGAGGCCATTGATGCCGCCCACTGTCTGCGAGATGAAGCGGGCGGTATCTGGATCCGCGCCCTGAGAAAGAAGCGTCTGAAGCTCGAGACCAGACTCAACCTTTTGGGAGGCCGAGTACCAAAGCGCACCCGTCATCAGGCCGCCTAAAGCAGTCATCGTTATGCCGGGGATCGCGCCTGCACCGGTAGCCGTCAGGCCTGCACCTTGCGTCATCAGACCGACGCCAAGCGCGGCGATTCCAGCTCCTGCCGCCTCATTCATGCCGCCCGGTGCTGATCCGACCATCGATCCCACGAACTGCGCTGCGTTATAGAGTAACCCGTCCGTTCCTGCGTCGCTCGCGGCCTTGATTCGGCGCTCAAGTTCCGCGTCGTACTTCTTGAAGTCTTCTGAGGTGTTGTCGGCCGTCCCGTTGAGAAGCCCGTAGTACAGCAGGCCGCGCTCCGACGACGCCTTGCCGGCCTCGTAGCCGCGCGATATCTCATCTCTTACGTATTCGCCCGGCAGTCGAATCATGTTGATCTTCGCGTCGAGGTCCGGATCTCCAGTCGAGCTCTCTGGATCGGAGTCGTAGTCGCCCGTGATCTGGCGGTATTCGCGAAAGCGATCGTCAGTTACTCTGGGATCGATCTTCGGCTGCACGCTGACAGGCTCGAAGATCTTCTCGATCGTGCCGAGTGCGCCGAGATCGTTCTTAAAGATAGGCGCATCGAGCGGATTGGCCGCAAGCCACTGAGCCGTACCAGGCGTCTGAGCAAGAAGCTTTTGAGCGTTCTCTCTCTGGATCACGCGCTCCCGATAGTCGAGTTCCTGCTCAGCCTGATAGCGGCTTGTCGAAAAGTGTTCGGCCACTGCGCGGATTCGCGCGGCCTTCTGCATGTCGCCTTCTTCCGTCGCCTTGGCCGCACGCTGAGCAAGGTCATCTTGAGCCGTGTAAAAGTTCACGTCCGCAAGAGGCTTCGGAGCCTCTACCTTGCCGCCAAACGCATCGTTCTGGTCGGGGATGGGGCCCGTCGTCTGCGGATTGAAGAGCGGCGCATTGGTATCAAAGGCATCGGCCGGGGCGTTGTCACCCGTCTCGGGAACAGTAATGTCAGCCATCGTTATTTCCAGTAATTGGCGTAAGCGCCCGTGAGCATGTAGTCGTTAATAATCTGGGCAATCTCTGATTGCGTCGGCGTTCCGGTCCTGCCGGCGGCTCTGAGCATGCGTGCGGCCGCCGCGGATCCCTTCGCCCAGAGATCCTGCGGATACGCACCGCCTGCGGCCATTCGGGAGAGGAACTGCCGTCGTTCAGGGGTGAGGTCATCAACATCAACGCCGAGCCGTCTCTGCGCGAAGGAGCGAAGGTCCGTATCTGAGATGTCCGGTCTGAATCCGTCGAACAGGTCGTTGCCGGCAGCCGCGTTTTCTGCGACCTTCTGATAAATGTCCTTGTCGAGCCCCCAGGGGATGTCGGCATTCATGAAGAGAGAATCCGTCAGCTCCTTGATGTCGTCTTTCGAAAGAACACCTGAAGTCCTCTGCTGTGCAAGGTCGTCGTACATTCGTCCGGCCGCAAGCATCAAAGACGGAGCGTTGGACTTTGAAACCTTCTCCAGAGTTGCCCGGTCTTTGACTGCGGCAAGAAAGCGCTTGCGGGCAGGGTCCTGCATCGTCGTCTTCTCACGCTCAAGCTGTTTGATGGTCGCCGGCGTGAGGGAGTTCCCGTACATCTCGGTGAGGTTGCTCTGATAGAAGGAATCCGGATCGTTCTCCTGCAGTGCCTTGACTGCACGAAGAACGCTTGGATCATCCCGCTTCGGCAGATTTCTGTCGCGAACCTTCCCGGCCAGAGACAGCAGAGAATTGAGGCGGCGAACGCCTTCCTCTGAAGTCATCATTTCTGCCTGCAGACTCGCAGGCGGATCCGTGCCCTGAAGCACGAACTGCAGCGCTCTGGAAGCCGAATCGTTCAGGGCAAGCTTCTGTTCTGTCGCACGATCTTCGAAGCTCTGCCGCACGGCCGAGCGGGCCTGCTTCATTTCTTTGTCATCAAGCCCGGCGGCGTTGAGCGCCTTGAAGGCTTCAGCAAGCGTTTTGGAGTTGCCGAGCGCCTTTTGGGTGGCGCTTTTCACGCGCTGAGTGGATTCAGCAACCTTTAACGCGGCCTTGTACTTGAGCTGATCCTCCGCGCGCATCTGCCCTTTCACGGCCTGAAAGCGCTTCTTTGCTCCGGAGACATTGCCTGCATCGATCATGTTGCCGAGAACAACAAGGTGCATGGGGCCGAGCGTTTCGCTCCTGTCGATCGGCACACCGGTCTTTGCCTCGCGCTCTTTGAGCGTGGACTCGGCAAGCATGAACCCTTGCTCAATCGTCTTCGGATCATCGGAAACGATCATCTGGCCGGCGGTGTTCAATGTCTGCTCGGCCACAGCCGTCTCGTACACGCCCTGCTGTTTCAGAACGTGGCGCTGAATGTCGTAACGCTGCTGAAGGCGAGCATTCTGCTCGTACTTGTCGAAGATCTTGGCCGCCCGGTTGTTCAGCTTCGAGCGAATGTCTTTGACATCCTGAGCCCAACCGGCCTCCGTCTCATCCACAAGAGACATGCCGGAATCGCGCTCCAGGGCGTTCTTTCCAGTCGCAACGCGCCAACCGCGTTCCGGGTCGTTTGCTCTCTCCTGTCTGATCTGCTCCGCTTGGTTGATCGCGTCCTTTGCCTGAGTGGCAGAAATCTCCTCCTGCCACTTTTCAACGGCCGCGGCCGTATTCTGCGCGAGGCCACTCGTAAGCGAGTACTTGTTGTACTTGGTCGCAGGCGCATCGACGGTCTTCAGCCCTCTGGTATCGCTGATAGCAACATCGCCCGCGTACGGGTTGCCGGGTACCTGAATTGCCATTGGTCTCTCCTTAAGCTCTCATGCCGCCGCTTGCCCATGAAGCGCCGGACCCCACGCTAGAAAGCCCGGAAACGCCGCCAGACGAACTGCCGCTAATGCCGGCCGAACCTCCGCTGCTCTTGAAGAGCGAAGCGAAATCCTTGATGTCTCCGACGGACATGCCGCCTTTCTTTCCGGAACTGCCGGAAGCCCCGGAACTGCCGGGGCCCGAGTTCATCATTTGAAGCGCCTGGTTGTTCATCTCGACGAAGGCCGCAAGCAAAGGGGAAATGTCGCTGGCCGCGGATTCCACGGCCATAGCCTCGTTCCCTGTCTGCACCGCCGCTCTGCGGTATCCCCATGACTGAGCCACGGCATTCGCCATGACCTGGTTGACCTGCATTTCCTTTACGACGTCGATGGAGGCCAGAGCCTCGGCAGAGTTCCCCGAGGTCCCGACCTGCACGCCTGCGGCCGCCATTGAAGCTCTGCTAGAACTCTTTGCCATGCCGGCCTGATAGCCGATGGCCGCGGCCTGCCTTTCGCCTCCGCGCATTACGTCGTCGGCGGCCGTGTACTGCGCCTTCTGCTGCATGCGCATTAGGCCGGCTTGCATCTTCAGCTTGGCCTTCTCGTATTTGGCGGCTCGGTAGGTGAGCCACGGTTCCGTAATGGTTCCGATGGTTCCCCATCCGAGATTGAAGCCCGTATTGAAGGCCGACATGTTGCTGTTGAACATGCCGGCGGATCCGGATCCCTGCTGAATTGAGGAGGCCGAGGACTGCCAGGCGCTTGCCTGCGAATATTGCTGTGCGTTGTATGAAGCCATTTCCTGCCCCTACTTGATCCGGAAAACTGTAGGGACAGGAATGGCGGCTCTATGGACGAATCAAACCGAGATCGTGAAGCTCAGGCTCTGAATGGTCAGCGGCAGAGGATCTGCCTGACGAATGCACACCTGCCCGGAATCCGTCCATGCCGGGTAGAGCTGAAGCGTGATCTCTCCCGTGAGGAGCTGCGGCGGGCTCCCTGGCTGTTCCGTTGTGCGCTGCTTGTGCTCAACAAGCTCGTCAAAGCTCGGCCCGGCCATGACGCCGGAAGACTGATAGACGCGCAGCGCCGCTTTGCTCACGTTCTTGACCATGCCCATTCCTCGCGAAGGCGTCTCAAGGAAAATGGGCAGTGTCTGGGCGTCAGAGGCATAAGGCAGGCCAATGTGCACGATGTGAGCGGCGTGATCGAGATAAACCTTCCCGTTCTTGACCACCTGCTGAGGGCATACCGCGCCGTCCGCCAGAATGCTAACGGTCTTCCCCTCGAGCCATGTAAGTCCGGAAACTTCGGTAAATGCCTGCTCCTGCTCAAGGGTCGCACCGGAATCGACGAAGAACGCATGCTCAAGGTCAGTGAGCTGTTGGGAACTCATGCGCTCGATGAAGCGCCTCGTCTGCCCGTTGATCTCCCTTCGGACGACGGCATAGAGATAGTCTTCATCACCTTCGGAGACGGCCGTGATGCTCTCGAACTTACCGTCAGTCGAGTGCCTGTGCCATGCGCAAACCTCTTCGGCAGGGATGTAGGTGCACCCCAGAAGCAGGCCGTCTGACGAAACGAACCACATAATCTGCTGAGGGCTCTTCATCAACGCCGAGTCTTCAATGTTCTTGAACTCGAAAAGGTGCGGGGAGCGCAGGCAAAGATCGGTCGAAATGTAGCCGCCTGCCGAATATTGGTATCCGAGCTCGTAGATGTGGCCGCCTCGAGCGCCTGCATAGATAACCGCGTTGCCGACCGCAAGCGGCGTCACCCTCGACGCGCCGGTTGAGCCCTGAAGTCTGGAGCCGAAGCTCGTGGGTGTGATCGCATCGGTATTGAGCGGCGATACTCGAATCTCCTGCCCGGTAGTGAGAATAATGAGCTGAGAGAGCGAGACGATGTGCCGAATACCGTTGAACTGCCCGGTGGCTAAGCGCTGCGATACGCGATCATCGTCGCGCAGAGGCAGGGAATAGGTGAGCTGAGACTCTGTGCCCGTGCAGGTCATGAGCACGCGCTGAGGGTCGTTCTTCAACCCGGCAAAGACGCGGCGTTGTTCAAAGTAGCCTACAGCGCGCGGATTGTTCCCGTTGGCGAATGGGGTGTCGTAGCGGCGTACCGTAATGTCGGTCTTCGGCGTGATCTGGTCGTCAATGATCTCAGTTTCTTCCGAATCGCCGATGTACCCGTAAAGGCCGCCGACGTTCTTGTAGAAGCGGTAGAAGCTTGCTCCCTGCACAGGCGAGCAGGAAACTCTCACCGTCGTGCCGTAGGCGTAGAGGTTGGCCGTCACTGTCGCGATACCAGACGCCGGAGATTCCTCGCTCTTGTCCGCGTTGAGGCAGGAGACTCGGTACTTGAACTGATACTTTTCCGAGTTCGGATCTTCAGCTGCCGCAGAAGCCCTGACGGCGCTGACTGATTCCGGAGCGCTCAGCGTCGAGTTGAACGTGATCTCAACAACGCGCCAGTCTCGCGCTCCATATCGCCGAATCTCTCTCGGAGCGTAGTTCTCATGAACAATCGTCATGATGTCGCCCGACTGCGTGTAGTTCAGATCGAAGAGATCTTCAGCCGCCCACGGCGTGGCGATCTGGTACGGCGTCCCGTCGTCGTTGACGAGAGTAGCGCCCAGAGTGTGGAAGCGGGCGTACTTGTCGCCGAGCTCAATGACCATTGTTTGATCGAGGTTGTAGACGAAGGGCAGCAGGCGCACTGCCTTCGCCTCGTTGCCGCACTCGTCCACGAACTCAAATCCGGGTCGGTTCTGAATCGGCCCCTGAGGCAGAACAATGAAGTTCTCGCACTTCGCGAGGCCGTTCTGATACTTGATGTCGTCGTTGCGGCCGTACATGCTCGGAGCAATTTCGCCGCCCGCAAAGCCGAGCTGAACGTTATTCACGGTGGGCATTGAAATCTCCGTAGCGTCCCATTAGCGAGAGGTCGCCCGTGTAAGGCGTTCTGATCCGCATTGATTCGTTGACCTGCCGCGCATCAAGCGCCATGGCCTTCTGGGCGTACATCTCATAAGCCTGAAGCTGTTTCGTCAGAACGTCTGCGCCCGTTGAGCCCGGCATGATCGCCCCGGCAAGCTTTGCGGCCAACAGATGAGCAAGCGCCTCAACAAACACGGGCGAGAACTGCGAGACCGGAACGCGGTTCGTGAGGTACACGACGTAAGCAATGGGCTCCTCGCTGACGAGGATGAGCTCACGATCAGTGCGCTCGATGTTCCAGGAACTTACCTCCCAATTGGCCGCGCCGTAGACGCTCAGGATTCTCAGGCAGTTCGATGGAAGCGCGTAGGCAAACGCAACGCTGTCCGGCTTCTTTACCAACTGCGGCAGGGTGGCGCGAACGGTCGCAAAGGTCCACGGGAAGCGCTGAAGGATTTCCTGCAGCGCGATTGGGTAGAAGCGTGCGCAATGGTCTGCCTGCGCACTGCCTTCCGGAGGAGAGATGGATGTGACGTTCGCGCGGTCTCCCAGATAAGAAAGCGCGATGTTGCAGATGTCTACTTCCGTAGCCATGACGGGCTCCTATGAAAACGGCCGCGCGTGGCGGCCGTGGTGCAGAACATCAGGCGTTAGCCCGAGTGCCTATCAGTTCATGTCGAACTGCTCAATGCCCTTGACGGACTGAGCGCAGAGCGTCACGCCCGCAGAGATCGCGCCCGCGAGAGCCGTGCCCGTCGCGACGAGCTTCAGGTAGCGGCCGCAACCGGGCGGGATGACGAGAACCTTCTGAGTGCCAACGTCGGAGTTGGCCGGGAGGTCAACCGCCGCAACGGTGGTGAAGGCACTTCCGTCGTTGCTCGAGGCGAGAGCGACATTGGCGGCCGCCGTTACCTTCGTCGTAACCGTGATCACAACGTAGGCCTGTTGGGCCTCGGCAATTTCGTTCTTGCCAAGATCGAGCGTGTTGGTGGAGTCGACAGAAGCGCCATTAAGCGTCTGGGCCTCGCAGAAGGTGGAAAGGGTGTCGAAACGCATTGTGTCGCCTCCTTACTTAACCTGAGCTTCGTTGGTGCTGATCGCGTCGCAGACTTCGATCGGAATGCCGAAGAAGGTGGTCTTGAACTGATTCGCGGCCTGAACGATGGAGAGCGCGGACGAAGACTTTTCGAGAGCGGCCTTTTCAAGCGCGGTCATGATCTCGCGGGTGCAGTAGATCTTCGTGCGGGCGATGTACTTCGCCTCAATCGCGTTCTTCGCGTCGATCATTGCCTGAATGAGCTTTTCGCCATCAATCGAAGCGGTGTTGATGTTGCAGACGCGGGCGCAGCCTCTCCAGTCGTCGAGCGTCGTGCCGACCTGCCACTTGTAGTGCGTGCGGTACGCCTCGTACATCGAGCCGTCGTCCTTGACGATCGTGACCTGCCCCTTGTCAGTCTTCGACAGACCCACCTTCGAAGCCTTCGGGTAGAGGCCGTGAAAGACTGCGTGCGAGATGAAGTAGACCGAGGTGAGGTTCGCTCCCGTGCCGCCCATGGACTTGACGTTGCGGGACGAGGCCGCGCCGGAAGTCTTGTTGTAGCGCGCGGCGATGCCCATGAAGCGCTCGGGGTTCTTCGTTGTATCGCCGTAGAAGATGGTCTCGGCCATCTGCTGGGACATGCCCTCGATGAAGGCGGCATCTTCAGAAAGACGCCACTGAGCTTCGTTGCCGTTGATGTCAGCCAGGTCCTTATCAACCTCGGCATAGACCTCGAGGTTCCCGCAGGTGTCGGTCACCTGAGCGGTCGAGGACTTGGTCGGCTGAACGCCCTGGTAGAGCTTGCGCCACGTAGCCTGCGGCAGACCCGTGCGGATGGTGTGGAGATACCCGTCGGTCTTGTTGCACTCGATGAAGCCGAGATCCTTCAGAATCGGAAGATTCTGGTTGAGAACCTCAGCAATCGGTGCAATCTTGCCCTCGCCGTCGAGGCGGGCGACAAGTTCCGCAAGAGTCGGGTAGTTCGAAGTCAGAACAGCCATGGATTACGCCTCCTTTAGTTCATGTTCGAGTTGTCATAGAAGCCTGCGAGGGGATTGCGGTTTGCAGACGGCCGGCCTCGCACAGCGGCGTCATCCGAAAGTTGTTTGCCCAGGGTGTGGAAGAGCCGGATCATGTCCGGGTGACAATTGAGCCCCGAGCGCTCGAGGATCTCTCGAAGCGCCGGCGTCGTGAACTTCGTGTAGGCAGTGTTGGCCGTGGCCATCGTCGTCTTCCAGTTCGCGCCGCCAAGTTCCTTGTCGCCGAAAGCGGCCTGCAGGTTGTCCTCCTTGAATCGGGCCACTTCTGCTTCCTGAGCTTGTGCCAGAACAGGCGTCATGCGGCTGACGATCGTCGCAAAGGACTTCTGCGAAAGGCCCATCTCGCCGCAGACCTCCGCGAGTCCGGACATAACCGTCGGATCACTCGTGAAGCCCTCGGGGAGCTCAACGCCCTCGTCGCTGTAATTGCCTTCCGGCGCGCCGATCCATTCGTTGGCGGGCTTGTCATCAGGAACGGCCTTAGGCTGTTCGCCCGTAGCGTCCGGTTCTGAGCCCTCAAGACCGGCGCTAGGAGTAGACGTCAATCCCCCCTCAGCGGGAGCGGCAGCGTCAACCTGCGCAGGTGCAGCGCCAGCGTCCGTGGTCGTGGTCGTCGATTCAGTGCTCGGAGTGTCTTCCATCGTCGTATTCCTTGATCATTTGCCGATAACGCTCTGGTGAGGCCTCAATCAGCGCCTCTCGTAGCGCTAGCCCGACATCTCGCCGCGCGGAGGCCATCATCATCTTCATGGGGTTCGGACTCGTAACCGAGCCCTCAATCCCCGTGAGTTCCAGAAGCCACGCAATCGCGGCCCTGGATGAGGGGGTGGCCATGCACTCGACAAAGCCGGCCTTGATGCGCGTCTGGATCTCGAGAGCCCTCTCTTGAGCCTTTTCCTGCGCCTCAAGCTCAGCAAAAATGCCGGAGCCTATGTTGTCATCCGGGTCGAGGGCTTTATGGACAAGGTCACTGGCCTGCGTCATACCCGTTCTCCTGAAGCGCCGAGGCCATGATCTGCTGAGCCTGCGGCGTGGTAACGGCAGACGCCTGCGCGAGGTCCTTGATGCCCTGCGCGGCGGCGAGTCCCTGCTGCTGCGCCATAACCTGATGCTCCTGCTCGGCGCGCTGGCTTCTGATCATTTGAACCTTGTTGCCTGCGACGATCATCGACGGCGGCACGTTGTTCATGTCGGCCAGAAGGTCAATCGTCTGATCAATGTCGAGCTTGTCGAGCGCCTCGGGGTTGAGCTGGCCGATCATGCCGATCTGCTGAACCGTGCGGATGATGCCGTTGATGGCGCTGTTCTTCTGCTGTTCAGCAAGGACCGAGATGTACTCGACGTTGAGCTCCTTGCCCTTCAAGTCATCGGGCGGCGCGGGGATCAGGTCCTTCTCAACCATGAAGCTGAAGCAGTTCGAGACGAGCGGATCGAGGAGCTCAGTGTGGAGGCGCTCGAGCACGGGCCCGAGCATCATCACTTTTTCCTGTTCAAGCGCCGCGACCTCAGTGGCCGTGCGCTCGCCGTTCTGCGTGGCCGCGATCATCTGGAAGATGTTCACGTAGAAGTAGGAGCGGATCTCCTCCTTGCGCATCTGGATGAGGCCCTGAAGCACCGAGGGGTCAGCCCTGACCTCCCAGGCGGTGCGCATAGCCTCGACCTCATTGGGCTGCACCGCGATACGCCCGCCCGGCTTGAAGGACTGCAACTGTCCGCGCATGTTGGCCGGGTATTGAACCGGCGGGTCAGAGAGGTAGTCCGCAAGAATGCCGAGGCGCATCTGCAGGCGCTGTAACGCCTTTGAGGCCGAGAGCGCCTTTGCGCCGGGGCCGCGCCCATAGACCGTTCCGGCCGTCGTGATCCATCTCGGGCAAAGCACCGGGAAGTCGTCGTAGCCGCCAACGCCGAGCGCATGGTCAGGGAAGTTCTCTAGGAAGTAGACCGAAGCCCACGGCTTATTGATGCCGTCGTGCTTCATGATGTCGCGGTCAACGCGCGGCTCAATGGCATGAATGACGTCGAAGCGTTGGAAGGGATTGCTCCTCAGCACTGATCGAACGGTATCGGGGAGCGCATTCTCGCCGAAGCGCTGAGCCATCTGCTTAGCCGTCATGGTCAGGCGTCGATACATCGTGTCAACGCGGCCATACGGGTCATCAGCAAGCCAATACTCGCCGATCGTGAGGTTCATCAGATCGACGACTTTCTCGGGATGCCTCTGCACAATGGAGCAGGCCGTACCGAACACCGGGAGCTCGAGGTAGCTTCGATGAAGCGCGTTGTAGACTTCGGACTTGGCGAGTTGCATGAGCATGATGTCCTGCACGTCCGAAAGCCACTGCTTGACCTCAGGCGTCTGGTCGAGGTCAGCGTCCATTGTTGTGAGGCGTAGCCAAGGACGTGAAGGCGACGAAACACCGCCCAGCAAGCCTGCCGCGAGGATGTCCGTGCAGTTCGCGGACTCCGCATCGAAGAGCCGCTGATAGCGCTTGCCGCCCTGATGGACGTCCTCGCCCGTGAATACGCCCATGTCCGGCAGGATGTAGTCGCGCAGGTCTTTCCAGAGCGGTTCCCACCCGGAGCGGTCCTGCTTGAGGCATTCAAAGCGCGCCTGCATCCCCTTGACGTCAGCACGGTCACTTAGCATTGCCGCCTCCCAGAGAGCCGGACGGCTGGTAAAGCTTCAGCTTGGTCTTGCCCCGCGTGAGATCCGTGGGCGAGGGGTTCGTCATGGTGTTGTCCGAGAGCAGGCCGTCGAGGTCAACCTCTTTGCCCTCAGCCTTCGCACGCGCCTGCTCCTCATTCAGGTAGGCGTTGCGGCTTGCCTGGTACTGCTTTTCAGCGAGCGCATTCTGCTTATCCTGCGCCCGCTTCTGACTGTAGAAGTTGCCGATCTGCATGAGCGAGCCCACGACAGCGCCCGCAATGCCGGAAACCATCTGGCTCATGACCCACCTCCGAGGAGCTTGCGCTTCTTGAGGTCATAGGAGAGACCGCCCGTTCCCAAGCCTGACAGGCTGGATTCGGGCATGCCTCCCCCGTCTCCATCCCCCTGCAGGCCTTCGAGGTCCGCAGTATTGCCGCCTCTCTGCTTGCGCGCAGCCTGGTCGGAATTCGCCTGCTGACGCTTCAGCTTGGCTTCTGCCTCCTGCTGTTGGCGCTTGGCCGCCTTCTCGGCCTTGCGCTCTTTGTGGTCTCGATACGCCTTAACCGGATTCAGAACCGCTCCGATAACACCGCCGCCCATGTTCTCTCCTTATTTCCCAAGTGGTTTGTAACGCTTGCGTACGGGCTGACCCGTTCCCGCATCTCCTGCGGTTCCAAGGTCGCCGCCAGATTCACCGGATTCATCGGTCTGCCTGCGGCCAACGCCGTCGCCGGCAGGTTGTGAGGGCGAATACCCATAGACCTTCGATCGAGCGCCTGAAAGCTCGTAGCCCTTTGCCACGGCTGAACCAAAAGGCGCAGAGCCACCGGACGAAGCGGGGTTGTCCTGCATGCTGTTATCAACCTGTTCGTTCACGGCCTGATACTCGGGACTGCCTTGGCCCTTCCAGTCCTTGAACTGGTTGTAGTAATCACGAATGCTCGGAGCAGAACCAATAGCCGCCCGCACTTCTTTCTCAAGCGCTGCCTTCTTTGCGGCGTCGTCTTCGCTGCTCGAACCTGAGCTTGAGTTTTTGCGATTGAAACTAAACGGCCTCTTGCTTTGTTCGGCCTTTTGCTTGGCCTCTCGTTCCGCAAGGTAGTCGTCACGCTTCTTCTGGTAGTCAGCGTTGGCCTTCTTGTAGGAGTCGAAATACTTGGAGCTCTCGAACGAGGAGTCGTAGTCCTTCATCTTTCTCAGCCCAAAAGGGCCACCTAACATGTTGCCCATTACTTGCCCTCCAGTCGGCGACGCTTGAGGTGCTTCTTAGCCAGTTCTTCGTCTGATGGTCTCTTATCCGTCATGCGAGCCTCCTGATGTAGCAGTTCTGGTCGGGAGCGCCGTGACGTGCGAGCGCTCGATCGAGGGAAGATCCGATCCCGACCTGCCAGAGGAACGCTGCGCAACCACGCATGCGAGCCTCACGTTCTGCGCGCACGAAGAGTTGCCCGCCGACGCCGCGAGCGCGGTATTCGGGCAGGCAATAGATTGTGTCGTTGAGCGCGAGGAGAACGGACATGTGGGGGTCGTCATAGATGAACACGCTGACAACGCCCACAGGCTTGTCGCCATCGAAGGCAACGATCGCGAACGAGCGCCCGTCGAAGGTGACGGCCTCGTAAGTTTCGCGATGAAGGCAGAAATCAAAGCCGGGGGTGCCCGACTCTTTGAAGTTGGCCTCGAGGAACGACGCGCAAAGCGTTGCGGCCTCGATAGGCGTGACGGTCTCGTATCTCATTCCGGGATCGTCGCTCGAAGCCTGCGGGCTTTATGTACGGAATTCAGCCTCGCCACATCCTGTCGAACTCGGCCACGGGGTCGTAGGCTTCATCGGCGCTGCCGTAGATCTGGCGCTCGAATCTGGCGGAGAGCGTGGGCGAGACAGGTGCGGCGAAGGTCAGTGCGAGAGCATCAGCAAGGTCGGGCGACCGTCCAATGCGCTCCTTGATCTTGTCCTTCGACTCAAGGATTTTGAGGTTCTTGCCGATGGTAAAGCCGTATGTTGGAGCGGAGAGGTCGGCCTGCAGTACTTCGGATGGCGGGATAGCGCCGCCTGCGCGGAGCCATTGATTCATCTTGTCCCACATCTCGATGCGTCGATTCGCATAGTGATCGCCGTCGATTGCGGAGCCTCCGAAAGCAACCTCAGTGACGGGGAAGCGCAGTTGATGAAGCCTGTCGATAACGCCTTGACCGTTGCCCGCGTCGATGAAGACGGCTGCGGGTTTGTGAGCGGCGATCTCGATAGCCACCCGGTCGGCCACGGCCATGTTGTCGAACTTCCGGATGACGATGGGTTCGAATGCGACCAGACCTTGTCGACGGAAGATTACCGAGGAGTCTGAGCCGAAACGGGCAACGTCGACGCCGAGGATGATGGGCGAAGCCTGGTATTCGGACTCTCGGTACTGCCGGGTGACGGCCTCGCGCACCAGATCGATCGGGATAAGCGCGTTGTCGTTGGCAGCGTTGAAGTCGCAAAGGAACTCCTGCCGGAACTCGTTGTCGGACATTTCCTTTTTCAGGGATTCGAGTTCGCTTGGCGGGAGGACGTGAGTTTGATCGACGCTGTAGAGCATGGCGCGCCAATCCTGATCTCCTGCGGTCTGAAGGGCTAGCGCCTTGTCGTACATCTGGGAGAACAGGTTGATGCCCTTCGGCGTGCCGATGAAGACAGCCCAACCGTGACGGTCGGCGAGTGCCGGTCGAATGATCTCGCCCCAGACTTCGGGCTTCATCTGGGCCACTTCGTCTAGAACGGCCCCATCGAAGTACTTGCCGCGAAGTGCGTTGGGGTTGTCCGCGCCATAGATGCGAATGGTCGCATTGTTTGGGAGGAGCACGGAAAGCTCCTGCTCGTTGATCTTGAGTTCTGGGATTGGCGCGGTGTAGTGCTTGAGGTAGTCCCAGGCGATGTCCTTTGCCTGATTTCGGAACGGCGCGATGTAGGCGTACATGCCGCGGCGCTTGCGGTCGGTAATGGCGCGCTTGATGAGGTGATTGACTGCGAGAACGGTCTTGCCCATTCGACGATGCGCGACGAGCACGCAGAAGCGGTGCGCCTCGAGCTCCTGATGAATGACGGTCTGGGGGAAGCGCGGGCAATAAGGGATCTCAATATGCATCAATCCTCCTCATGCTTCTCCGGAGTAGATGACCATGAGAACGAGAGGCCGCCGGACACTTCGGTAGCGTGCTCCTCAACGGGCTTCTCGCCTGCGGTATCGCGAATTGCGAGGAAAGCCTTCACGTCGCCGGCAAGAGCCGTTTCGATCATGGCAATGAGCAGGGCTTCGCCATTGGTGCGCGAAGGATCATCCTGAGAGGGAGCCTGCAATAGCGCCTGTGCGAGCTCTTTCAGCCGCTTCTGCTCGCGCTTTTTGGCGGCGCTTGCAAGCCCACCTCTGCGTCCAAAATCTCGGGCTTCTTCCGGGGTAAAAGCGCCGCGCAGGTTGCTCGGGCGACCCTTTCGCTTTTCTGCCATGTTTACACCTTTTTTCTTTTCCACCCCGTTGGGGTTTTTCCTCTCAGCTTGCCGGAGCAGATAGCCGATACGGTCGAAGTCGGCATTTCCATCTTTCTCGCGATCTCGGAGATGCGGAAGCCGGCATCGTGGAGAGCGAATACTTCTTCAATTTCAGCATCGGTGTAGATCGCTCTATGGTGATACTGACCGAGGCTGATGCCGTTAATCCCTACCGGAACCATTTCGGATTTACCTGAAGAGCATCGGCCATTGATTTTTGACTGCCACGATTGCATTCTCAATCTGCATGCGTCGCGCGATCGATCCTTCCGGGAGCTGTCTGGCTGCTTGTGCGGCATTGACGAGGAGTTGAGTCGCGAGAGGCGGGAGGAAATTCGCAACGCCCAGGACGACCGCAGGTTTATCGGTGGTGGCGGCATTGGCAAGTCGTGGAATAAGCCGAATTGTTCCGGCTCCACGATGGTCGAACTTCTTTCGCTGAGGCTTCTGGTCGGGCTTGAGGGCAGTTTTAGGCATTGGTCTTCTCCTCCCAGTCGAGCATTACGGTGAGCTTTCCGGGCTTTTTCGGCTTGTGCCATTCCTGCTCCCTGAAGTGGAAAAGGTGATCATCGATGCCGACGGCCTGAGAGATACCGTCGAAGTGCGCCTTGCAGTTCGCAATGAGGTTGTCTTCATCGCGGTAGCGAAGGATTGGCGGCTGACAGACCAGCTTCACGTTGAGCGTGTCTCCTTCGGTCAGGGCGATGCGGGCATGCGCTTTGATGGCGGCGGCACGAGTGAGGAGGTAGGCCTGAGTCTTCGTCTTTTTGAAGAGAGAAGCCTTGGCGTAACGGGTGAGCCTGGCATTGGGAGAAAGGCCTTTGGGAGGCCAGGGGAATTCGATAGTCAGGGTTTTTCTCATTTCTTTTTTCTCCTGTTTCGTAGTTCGGTGATCCACTCGGCGAAGGCCGCGCGGAGGAGTTTCACGGTGCGGTATCTGGCCTCGACGCGAGAGGCATCTTCTTCGGGGTTGAATAGCGGGCAACTGTCTTTCGACTCGACGGAGCGGAACCGCTGATAGCCGCCGGGGCCGGGAATTGAGCACCCGACGAGCCCGCGAGCAAGCAACCCCCACTGTCCGAGTTGAAGCCGTCGAGGATCACCTTTCGGCAACGGTTCGAGTTGCCCGCAGTTGCGGCATCGGAGGCACTCACTCATGTCGCTCCCTCAGGATGAAGGTCGTCCGGATGATCCACCGTGAGAAGGCGTGGATGAAGCAGTGGACGACGGTCTGAACGAGGCAGAAGAGCGCACATCCGAGGGCGAACACAAAACACACGAACTGGAAGAAGCGAATCAGGCCTGAAGCGCCTTCATTCCCGAAGAGATCGATTCCGACGAAAGCGGCATTGACGCACGCGAAGGCTGTAACCAGGTATGGGCCCAGTTCGCTCAGCAATTGTTTGAGTTTTTCTTTGATGCTCACAGTTGATTTACCTCTTGGCTCCCCGTGAGATGATTGAAGGTTGTTCTCCCCAGAACGCCTATCAATCACCTCACGGAGGGTTTCATGTTGAAAATTGAAGTACCTGAAAACGATCAATCGGTTTACGAACTCAAGACTGAAAGTGGCGAAACGCATTTGATCCGTTGTCCCGGTACGCACCTGGATGACGAAAAGGAGGGGCTTTTCTGCTTTGTGCTTGAAGGCAGCGGCGAAGAGCGTGTGATGTTTTCGAACACCAAAGTGATCGCCTCATTCCATAAGCGCCCGGAGATAAAGATTCCGGAACATGCATTGAAGCCGCGGCAAGTTTTGGATCTCATGCTGAGTGCTCCGGGAGAAGGTGCGTACGGCTTTCAGCTGCGCGTTCTTTCGTAGGCGGGTAAAAGAACTGAACGCGGATTCTTTTTCCCTGCCGGATGTCTTCTGGCGTTAGGTCTCTGAAGGCCTTCAATACGCCGCGAAGGCAGCATCCATCGATCTCGATGCATGTACCGTTGTCAAGGGAAGTGACTTTTAAGGTCTGAACCTCTATGCAATCGGGATAAGGGATCAGCTCGATCTCGAATCCCGATTGAGGAGAGGGACGGGCCGTGCTTTTTTCTGTGCCAGTCATCAGAACACCTCCTCGGGTTTGAGGTTTTTGAGGGCAGAGCGCTTGCGGAAGTCCGACCAGGTGCATTTGACGGGGTAAAGGACCTGATTGAAGCGCGAGGCGATACGCTCAGCGCCTGCGGCATCGAAGTCGGCTTGTGAGAGGTTGGTTGTGACGATGGTGGGGAGTCGGTTCGCAGTGCGAAGGTCGATGATCTGCTGCAGGCGATCCTTACGGGCGTCAGTCCACGCGCTCGTTCCCACTTCGTCGATGACGAGGCAGGCGGTTGAGGCGAGCCACTGGCGAATCTTCCAAAGCGGCTGATCGAGCTTCGCCGCGTAGGCTGGCGTGTAAAGGTCGAAGTACTCGCTTGCCGGGATGAAGAAACCGGGAGCCTTGCGTGCCGCGAGGTCGGTGAGGATGGCCTTAGCGAGGTGCGTTTTCCCTGTGCCCGGAAAGCCGAGGAAAAGGATTCCGGCCTCGGGATGAGTCTCATCAAGGAGGCGTGTCATAAGGCGCTCAGAGAAGCGCTTCGAGATGGCGAGAGCCTTGGCCTGATCCTTCTCGGCCGCGTCTAGCTGAAAGCTCGAGAAGGTCTCTGCAGTCGGCTGACGAAGCCATGAGAGACAGCGGGACAGAGAGGCGTGAATGTCGCTGAAGCGTGCACGGAGTTCGTCTGCCTTAAGCTCGCGCTCGGACTTCTTGGGAAGTGCTCGCGGCGGCGGGTTTGCGGCACGCACGGCCTCGATCTGCGTGAATATCGGCTGCAGGGCTTGCTTTGAGAAAGCTTTTTGAAGTTCAGGCATAGGGTTTTACCAGTCGTAATCGGCAGCGGTTCGTTGGTGGAGAGGCTTCGGCTTGGGTGTTTGGTTGGGGTGGTATCGGAGCTCGTTGGAGCACCACGTTCGGAAACCTGCAGGCCAGACCACTAGGCTTCGATCGTGTGCGATTGCGTGATTGACGAAAGCGGAGAAGACGCGCTGAGGGTCGCCGATACCGGCCTTTTCGGCGATCTGTCGGTAGTCGTCGGGGATCAGGGCCTCTGCATCGAAAGGGCACCGCGTAGCGGGCTTTTTGCGCGGCGTGGCGGTTCTGCGCTTCGGAGCTTCGGCCTTCACTGTGTTGGGTTTTGACCCCGCGAGCTGAGCTTCGCGCTGCGCTTCGTCGAAAAGAGACTGGTCGAAGTCTTCGGGATAGGGAGCGCCGGAAGGCGCGCACATAACTTCCCTGTTCCTTTCCCTGTTCTTATTCCCTGTTTCACCCCCGAATTCGGGGGTACCCGTCCCCCCGTTTTCGGGGCTATCCGTCGCCCCGGTTTCGGGGGTACCCACGCTTTCGGGGTTACCCCGGTTTTGGGTCAACCCGTTTTCGGTGCTATCCTCAGTTTTTTTCCGTTCCCATTCCTGAGGATTGAAGCCGAGAAGTTCGTAGCTGATTGCGCGGCCTTTTTCGACAGCCACGTACGTCTTCTTGATGAAGCCTTTCGACTGCAGGAAATTTGTCGCGGTAGAAATCGTGTCTTCCTTGAGCTCAGTTACCTCATGGAGGTACTTGATGCCCGGAGTGCACTTGCCCGTTTTGCCGTTGTGGCAATTCGCAAGCTCTACAAGTACTTGTTTAGCGCGGGCATTACCTACCCTCTGCGCCCTGGCCCATCTCTCTGCGGCATAACTCATCGCGCATCTCCTGCCGTTATGACGCCGTTTGAATTCCGTTGCGATGCCTCGACTTGATTCAGTACTCTTGCTACTGCCAGCGTTTCATTAAGGTAGGCATCCAGAGCAACAAGCACGATGTCCTGCCGCGTCAGACCAAGCGCAAGAGAGATCAGGTCGACTTTATCGACAAGATCCTTGGGGGCCTTCACGCGAACATCGATATCGCCCTTGCGAAGTTCTGGACGAATGAACATCAGTTGGCCTCAGCAGAGGTAAGCGGCGGGTAACGCTTCCAGACCCGAAGTTCTGGAAAGCGGAATCGAAGATCGTTTTCACGAGTCGCTGTGAGCCCGTTTTTTGTCCATGCAAATACTGACGGCTGCTTCACACCCACAAGTTCGGCGGTCTTCCTTTGACTACCGACCTCGCGAACGAGATCGCGAGCGATCGCAGTTGCACGCAGATTGCTCTGTTTTGCCATAGGTGTCTCTTTACATTTATAGATAGTGATAGAAGTAACTATATCACAAGTAATAGACATTCCGTTCACGCTAACCGATAGGCTTGTCTATCATGACAACGCTTTCAGAAAGAATCTCTTGGGTGCTTCAGCACTTCCATATCTCGCAATCGGAGTTAGCCACGTTGGCGGGCATCAAGCAGCCCTCTGTGGCAAGTTGGGTGTCGGGCAAGACGAAAAACATGAAGTCCGCTCCGGCTCTTGCTATTTGCTCCAAATTGCCTCTCAATCAAAACTGGATCGTTAATGGCGTAGGAGACCCTCTTGTATCAAACGACCAGCTTCCCGCTAATCAAAGCAATGTTGAGCCTATTCGTGGGAGGATGAAAAGGATTCCCATCCTTTCATATGTACAGGCTGGAGATCCCACGTCAACAGGGCAAATTGCCGCTAGACAGGCAGCAATCGAAAGCGGAGATTTCATTTGGGTAGACATGGACCTGCCCGACGATTGCTACGCCCTCAAGGTTATTGGAAGTTCGATGGAACCAGATTTCCGAGAGGGAGACATCATCGTCATTGACCCTACTATTCATCCGATGCCTGGTGATTTTGTGATTGCTACAAGGGTCAGTAAGTTCTCAGATGACATGGAAACAACCTTCAAAAAATATCGTCCCCGCGGATATGACGAATATGGGAATGAAATCTTCGAATTGATCCCACTTAATGAGGACTATCCAATATACAACTCGCGCACAGAAGGACTTGCCGTCATTGGCGTTATGGTTGAACACCGGCGGTCATATCGGCGAAGACGATAGAATGCCCCTGAACCTTTCTTAGCCCGTTACCTATACGGGCTTTTTTATACATGCTTGTATAGCTACACCTATTGACATTGATGATAGACATGTTTATAGTCACATCTATCGGCACACATATAGGCCGATATCTCCCTCCCCCGGCCGGAAGCCGGGAGGGGCAAGCGACGGTGAAGAGCCGGAGCCGGAAGGAATCGAGGCAGTGCAGCCTACCTAGCAGAAGACGCCGAAAACGGGCGTCGGGTCGATCCCTCCAGACACGCCCCCGACCTGGTGCTGAGCCTGCTTTCCGAAGCCCTCAGCACCCGGACGGGGAGGCCAACCTGAGACCATTCCATGAGTGGGTTGAGGTTGGCATTTCAATGTTTTCTATCGGTTTGCGTTAACCTTGAGTTATGTTCATTTGGAGACAAGGAGCTTACATGTACTTCCAAAATAGAGATGTCTTCATTATTTCTGGGGATATCGATCGGGAGGTCTTTTTAAGATTTTCCGCCTTGTTGGCTAGGATCCCAAACAAGAAGCCTGCGTGCACATTATTCCTATCGACTTACGGCGGCGAACCAAATTCTGGGTACAGAGTTTCTAGGCTTCTTCAGGCGAACTACGCCAACATTCGATTTGTCATTCCATACATGTGCAAAAGCACTGGCACTTTAATGGCGATCGGGGCGCATGAGCTCGCCATGAATGATAGGTCTGAGTTCGGACCTCTTGATATTCAAGTACAACGAAAAGATGAGTTTTCCGAGCTCAGTTCAAGCCTTGACCTGGTAGAGGCCATGCGCTTTATTGACGATCAAATGCAGAACTCGTTCGCTAAGGCCTTGATCAATATTCGGGTTGGCGCAAGGATATCCACGAAACTTTGCGGAAACTTTGCTACACAAATGGCGTCCGCCATTGCGGCCCCCTTATACTCGCAGATCGATCCTCAGCGTTTAGGCGAACTTCAACGAGCAATGAACATAACGAACCATTATGGTCTTCGATTGCTTAAGTTCTCTAAGGCCATGACTGAGGAGAACCTCAACAAACTTGTTACGTCTTACCCTGCACATAGCTTTGTAATTGACAAAGAAGAAGCGAAAATGCTTTTTACTTCTGTCAGGGACATGAATAAGCAGGAGGTAGCTCTTACTCAAGTTCTCACGGATCTATTCCTCTCTCCAGAAAGGCGGCTAGTAGATCAACTAACTGAAGAGTCTGTGAAAAATTTGAATGGTTTTGAAAATGTACAGCACCTCTTTAACGAACAGCCCGAGAATCAGCAACAGTTACCACAGCAAGCGGCTACAACAACTGAAAATCAGTCGACTACCGAACAATCTCCTTCCGGGACTGCTGACCCAATACCAGGAGAAAACAGGGAAACCGAGAAAGAGCTCGCCTCAAAAAACAACGTTTGATGTGCTGACAAAATAGGTTTCCAAGCCCGCCACGTGCGGGCTTTTTTATGCCCATCAGATTCAAGCTTCTTCCTAGAGCGAGAAAAATTTAAGGCTTCTCCGGGAGGAAGCTTGAATCTGATGCTGCAGACATCGCCACAACCAACACGGCCTCGACGCTGAAAAGCGCCGGGGCTTTTCTTTTGTGAGTAAAGGAATGAGTACATATCCAGCGCCCGTCGATTTCCGGACGTTCGACAGTTCCGACATGTGGCTTGCCTGCAAGGGCTTCCGCAGCGTCATTCACCGCGCGAACTACACGGCCGACACGGAATTAACGGCACTTCTTCGCGGGCACCTTCAGCAACTCCTCGACATTGACGAGGACATTGAAGACCGCGAGGGCTTTGCCTTCGCCGCGGGTGTCTCGCTTGCTCACCAGATGAGAGGACGGAAATGAGCAAGTTCACCGAATTTCTGCTCGACACGCTGACGGGACGCCCGGCCAAGGGCTTCAGCCGCAGCGAACTGAACGCCGAGCGCCTCGCACAACTTCAAGCGGTCATCTGGGGCCTCATCTCCGTCGTCGCGGGGTGGGCGCTGATGACAGGAATCTTTCACGCGATGGCGTTTTACGCCACGCACTAACAAGGAGCCAAACAATGGATTACAGCGGCTATCGCACGCCGGACTGCCTGCGGCGTGAACCGAAGGAAGTGCAGGACTTCTACGTTCTGATGGTCGAAAAGAATTGCGTCTGGAAACGCGTCAAGGATGGCCTTATCCGCCTCAGCGCGATGACCGCAGACGTTATCACCGACTGCGCCGCGCGCGACCCGGAGGGCTTTCTGCGCACTCTCGAGCGCGCACGCCCGATCGACTGCTCGGACGAGGCCATCCGCGCCGAGGGCCGGATCATCTCGATGCTCCACATGGCCGACAAAGTGGCCGAGGACTTCGAAAAGCAGGACGACGAGGACAAGGATGAGGAGAACGCAGCATGACCAGAGACGAAATCCAAGCAGAAATCGACGATCTCGAATCAGAGATCGAGAGCAATGAAGGCCGCATTGAAGACGCTCAAAGTGAGATTGACTCTCTCAAAGACGATATCGCCGGCTTCGAGAGCGAGAACGAAGAGCTGCGAGCCAGGATCGACGAACTTCTTTCAGAAGTCCCGGAGGACGAAGAATGAAAAGCTATCCCGGAAACTATGAGGGTGCTCCAGACTACGACGAGGATCCCGACTGGATGCTTGACCTCAGCACCGAACTCGCTGAAGAGATCCCTGCGCCGCATTGGTGCACCGACCTCGACGCTGATCGCAAGCTCCGGGCCTACTTCAAAGGCGATTGGGAGCGCTATGACGACGAGAC